CAAGACCGCCACGGGATCGAGAGCCTTGGGGATGACGATGGGCGACATGCTAGAGGAGTCCTGCGAGAGCGAGGCCAACCAGATCGAGGACGTCTTCAACCAGAAGGACGGCCTGATCTACCAGTTCGTGAGCTACAACTACGGCGAGGACACCGACCTCATGCCGCGCTTGCAGTTCGGGCGCCTCGGCAAGGTCGACCCGCTGGTCTTCGGCCAGGGCATCCACAACCTGACGCAGGCCGGCATCACGTTCGACGACCCGATCACCATCGAAGAGATTCGCCACCTGCTGCAACTACCCGAGCTTGACCCCGACGCCGTTGATTCTCAGGACGCCTACCTCGAGAAGATGAAGGCTAAGCAGGACGCGGCGCTGAACGCGACCAACAACCTACCGAGCGTGCCCCCGCCGCTGCCGCAGCCGGGGCCGGGGCAGACGGTGGCGCAGCAGACAGCCGCCGCGGTTCAGGGCGTGTCGCCCGAGACGAAGGCCGACATCTCCAAGCCCGCCTCGCCGATCGCGGCGCCGATGCTGCCGGGCCAGCGACCGCCGGTGATCGCCAAGGCGGCAGAGCTAGCCGAGACCAAGACCTGTATCGCCTGCGGCGCCAAGAACGACGCGGACGCCACGGTCTGTGAGAAGTGCGGCGAGAAGCTGGGTCGCAAGCTGGCTGAGTTCCGCCAGGCGCCGACCGCCAAGCTCGCGCGCCTCGAGTCGTTCTGCGACCTAGACGAAATCAGCGCCACCATGGCGGGCCAGAAGGACGCCATCAAGGCGGCCACTGCAACCACCCGCGAAGCTCAGGCGACGGAGCTTGCAAAGCGAGCGCGCGCCGCGGCGGATAAAGGACGCGTGGCGTCCTTCGTCGCCTCCCGGCCGCCGATGGTCGACGCGCTCACCAAGCAGATCGCCCAGACCCTGACGGCGCACTACAACGCCGGTCGAAAGCAGGTAGCCGACGAACTTGACCGCCAGCGCAAGGGCGAGGCCGTTCCCCAGGAGATCATCGAATCTCGTCAGGGCGGCGGCTCAGCGCAACTGGCCGACGTGCCTACGCCGACGTCGGCTGGCGCTGGCGGCATAGGCGATCGCATCGCCCAGGAAGCGGAGGTCGCCGCGCGCGCCATCTCTGCAGCCGCGCAGGCCGCCGCCGCCAGGACCGCGCTTCGTAGTGCCTCGGCTGCCGTCAATGATGAGCTGTTCGAGTCGGCCATCATGGTCGCCTCCGACTCCGCGGCGCTTCTGCAAGGCGCGACCGTGACCCGCCTGATGGGCGACGGCCGCACAGACCAAGCTGCGGCCGACGCCGCCGAGATTGCCAGCGCAACCTACAGCGCCGTCATGGATCGCAACACCTGCGACACCTGCGAGGGCCAGGACGGCGACGAGACGACCGACCTCGACGAGGCCGCCGACTGGACGCCAAACCCCGACTGCGAGGGCGGCGAGCAGTGTCGCTGCCTGGTCATCTACGAGATTGAGCAACCCGACATCGCCGAGACGCAAGGAGTTTGAGATGCCACTCATGCAGTGCACGCTAGAAGGCAAGAAGGGGTGGAAGTACGGCGACTCTGGTCATTGCTATACCTACTCCGATGACGCCAGCGAGAAGGTAGCCAAGAAGCAGGCAATCAAGCAGGCCATCGCAATTGGTGGCGGCAAGGTACCGCCCGAGGGCTTGACTGAGACGAACATCCAGGACCTCTACCGCCTGCACCTCGGCGAGCACATCGCCGCTGGCGACACCACGCCGATGATGGTCTTCCCGATCGGCACCTTCCACTCGGCGAAGTATCCCGACCTGGAGTTCACCGAGGATCTGGCCAACGAGCTGATCGCCAACTTCGAGGCCGGAATCCTTGGCCGCGAGCCGGTCGTCGACTCAAGCGGGCGCCACGATGTCTCGGCGCCGGCCGCCGGCTGGGTGAAGCGCGTCTACCTCGCCTCCTACGAGGAGGGCGACGTCACCGGCATGGCACTGTGGGCCGACGTGAAGTGGACCGCGCTCGGTGCTCAGCTTCTCTCCGACGATGAGTACAAATACGGCAGTGTCGAGATCGGCATGGTCGTGATGAATCAGTCTGGCGCCGAGGTCCCCAACGTGCTGCGCAGCCTCACGCTGTGCAACACCCCGGTGCTCTCCATCATGCCCGCCGTCAAGGACGCCAAGGCGGCGCAGACGATGGCCGTGGTGGCCACCCTGTCCGAGTACTCCCTCGAGGGCAACCCCGAGGATGATGACGACGACCAGAAGCCCAGCGACGCCACCCCCTGGGACGGATTGCTGGCCATGGTCAACGCGCTGCCGGCGCACGCCAAGCTGGCGCTCAAGGGCCAGAAGGGCAACACCGCGATCCACGCCGGCATCGCCAAGCTCTGTAAGGACGTCCAGGACTTCTGCGACGGCCTCAAGACATCAGAAAGCACCGACCCCGCTACTCGTGGCGCGGGTCGTTTGGAGCCCGATTCACCGGGAGTCAGGCCGGTGAAGGGCACGCACGACGCAAGCCACGAAGACGATGGGCCGATTGCCCCGAAAGGAGCTGATCACATGAACACCGACACACTGAAGAAGCTCAACCTGACCGAGGACGCGACCGACGAGGTCATCCTGGCCGAGGTAGTTAAGCTGATCGACCGCGCAGAGGCGGCCGAGGCGAAGACCGCCGAAGCCGAGAAGGCCACCCGCAAGGTCGAGGCCGAGGCGAAGCTCAACGAGGCCATCAAGGACACGCACGTCCTGCCGGCCGAGAAGGACGCCCTCATGGCGCTGGCAGAGGCCAGTCCCGAGGCGTTCGAGGCCACGCTCGAGGCTCGCAAGACCGTCAAGCTGGTCGACGTGACCGAGCACGGCAACGCTGGACACGAGGGCAAGAAGGAAATGGCAGAGGGCGGCGTCACCGCCGATCCTCCGAAGGCCATGGCCGACGCCATCTCCACGTACATGTCCGTCAACCACCTCAAGGGTCTCAAGGGCCAGGACGAGGCTCGGGCCGCGCTGAAGATCAGCGATCCGCAGCTCTTCTCCGACTACGCCGCCTATCTCTCCGAGCAGCACATCGGCGGCATGAGTCCTACGGGCTCGGACGTCTGACGCTCGAAAGTAGGTGACCCACATGGCATCACAAGACCACGACCTGCTTGCGCCGCGGCGCTCATTCGTCGCTGACGCCAGCTTCGTCCAGCACACAGCCGTCAAGCTGGCTGCTGACGGTCACGTTGCCCTCTGCGGGGCATCTGACCGCATGATCGGCTTCGCCGCCCAGGACTGCGTCTCGGGCGACAACGTCGACGTGATCCTCGTCGCCCCGGCCGTACTGGCCATGGTCGACGGAGCCACGGAAATCGACATCGGCAGCCCGCTCAAGGTCAACGCGAGCGGCTACCTCGTCACCGCCGGAGCGACGGACGCCTACGTGGCCGTCGCACTGCGTCAAGTCCTCTCGGGAACCGCCCTTATCGAGGTCGTGTTGCTGAGCAGCGACGTTGGCGCGCAGGGCTCAGTAGGCCCAACCGGCGCGGTCGGCGCAACCGGAGCATCCGGTACCACCGGCGCAACCGGCGCTGTCGGTCCGTCTGGCGGTCCCACCGGGGCCCAGGGCGCAACCGGCAAGACCGGCGCATCCGGTCCAACCGGAGGCACTGGCCCAACCGGCCCGCAGGGCTCAACAGGCCCCACGGGTTGATCTGACACTTCAACACCCCAGAAGGGGGTGAGAGTATGGCTTCCCAAGAACACACCAGCTTTGTCGCTCGCAAGAGCTTCATCGCTGACGCCGCGTTGTCGGCCAAGATGCCGGTTCAACTGGCAGCGGCCGGCCACGTCGCGGCGTATTCAAGCGGGTACTGCCTCGGCATCGTCGACAAGGGCTGCGCCTCAGGCGACATCTGCGACGTGATCCTTCTCGGCCCGGCCGTCAAGGTCCTCGCTTCCGCCACCGGCGCCACCGGCGTTATCAACGTCGGCGACCCGCTTGTCGCAGGATCGGCCGGCATGATCCCCATGCCGACCGCCGGTACTCGCAGTACTGGTCCCTGCAACGCCATCGCCCTCGAGGCTGTGTCATCCGGCACGGCATATATCGAGGTCGTCCTCGCCAGAGTCGCCTGAAAGGAGGCTGAGTAGTCATGGCTATTGTTTCTATCTCATCGGACCTCGGCCTCTTCCACGTGAACGAGGCCCTCAGTCAGTTCGCCCAGGGCTATGCCCAGGACGCTGACAGCTTCATCGCTTCACAGATCGCCCCGGTGATCAACGTCGACAACAAGTCCGACGTGTACTACGTGGGCAAGACCGAGCACTTGCAGCTCTCGGACACCGCGCGCGCGCCGGGTTCGCTGTTCCCGCAGATCGAGTGGGCAGTCAGTGAATCCGCCTACACCTGCAAGGGCTACGGTGTGGAAGTCTCGATGGGTTGGGAGCTGCCGAAGAACGCCGACGCGGCCCTCGACGTAGAGCAGGAGAACGTCACCCTCGCGGTCGACCGCCTCATGCTCAACAGCGAGTACCGCACCATGCAGCTCATGACCAACAACAGCAACTTCGCCCAGACGGGCGTTGCTGACTCGTGGACAGAGACCGACGTCGACCCGTACGTCGACATCGAGACCGCCAAGGCAGACGTCGTGGCGGCCTGCGGTCATCTGCCCAACACGATCTTCATGAACTACAACACGTCGCGTGTGCTGCGCAACAACACGCTCATCAAGGAGCGTGTGAAGTACACGGAGGCCGCGGGCATCGCCGGCATCATCACGGACGCCGCTCTTTGCAGCGTCTTCGACGTCGACAAGTTCCTCGTGGCCAAGGCCGTCTACGACACCAGCGTGCCCGGTTCCGGTGCGGACCCGAGCATGGCGTTCGTGTGGCCTGATGGGTACGTCTTCGTGGCGTACATCGACAACCGCATCGGTCCGCTGCGCGCCAAGATCCTCGCTCCCGCAAGGACCTTTGTGTGGACCGCGATGGGTGGCCGTTTCGCCAGCCGCTCGTACGTCTTCGACCCCCGCATGAGCAACGTCGTGCAGTGCGTCGACTACGTGGACGAGAAACTGACGTGCGCTGGGGCCATGAAGGTCCTGACCGGCGCCACGGCAGCGGCTGACTGACCAAGAGACAACGGGGGCCGGGCGGCTTGCCCGGCCCCCTCGAAGGGGCTGACATGGCAGCGACAGACTACCCGTGCACGATAGGCGACATCGAGAACTACCTGCCGCCGGGGCAGAGCATCTCGGGCTCGACCACGCCCTCGACGACCGCCGTCGACGCCATGATCGTCAACGTCTCCGATGAGATCAACGGCGTGCTGCGCGCGCGCGGCTTCGACCTGCCGATCGTCGACAACGACTACGCGCTGAGCTTCCTCAACACCGCCTGCATCTTCGGCACGATGGCGCGCTGGGCACGAACCAAGTTTCCCTCCGACACCGGACCGGGCGGTACCAAGGGCCTGGCCGCTGAGTACGAGGGCAAGTACCAAGCCTTCCTGAAGCTCATCGAGCTGCGCACCCTGGGCATGCCGGACGTTGCCCGCGACGACGCCATCTCGGGCTTCGAGTACTCCTCTAGGCCGTTCGCGCGGCGCAGGACGGTCTGGTAATGGCCACCGGCACGAAACCAACCGCGACTCTGCGCTTCGACTTCGATCCGCCGCTGAGGGAGTTTCACTTCGAGCTGAGCAGGTTCGGCCAGGGCTTGAGCGACTTCACGCCGCTGTGGTTGACGCTGGGCGGCCTGTTCCGCCAGGAGATGGCGGCTCAGTTCGCCACTGAGGGGGACGCCGGCGGCGAGCACTGGGCGCCATACGGCGGCGAGACGGCGCCGGCATACGAGCTTTGGAAGGCGAAGAACTATCCCGGCCGCACGATCGGCTGGCTGACCGGAGCGCTGATGGAGTCAATGACAGGCGGCCCCGGCTACAGCGAGGAGTTCACGCCGTTCACCGCCAAGTTCGGCCAGTCTGACGACGCCGTGGCCGCTGAGTACGGCCCGTACTTCAACGACGGCACCGACAAGATGCCGGCTCGGCCGATCCTCAACTTCACACCCGAGCAAGGGCTACTGTGGCAACGCGCGGCGGTCAACTTCGTGCGCGAGGAGTACCACCACAGCGGGCTCGGAAACCGCATGTACAACACGCCGCTGACCGAGGGCAACGCCAACCTGGCGTCCGGCGCCCCGATCCCGGTGGACTGATGGGCTACAACGTACAGCCCGGACCCCGCGTCGGAGTCGTCACCGTACTCCAGCAGGCGCTCGCCGTCATACAGGCGAACCTCGCCTCGGAAATAGAGAGCGTCAACTCGTGGTCGGCAGACCGCGGCAACATGACCGAGATCGTGATGCCAGCCGGCGAGTCGATCTTCACCTGGATGACCTACCCGAAGTACATCGACACCTACCCGGCCCTCATGCTGGTGCCAGCCCAGACACAGACCGTGCGCCACAGCATCGCCGGCCCCCACCAGGATGAGTACGAGCTTGGACGGTCGTGGGTGATAGACGTGCTCGAGCAAGGAGCTGACTGGGGCGACATCACTGCCCGCCTCGAGCTGTGGGAGATCGCCATCTTCGAGCTGTTCGCCGACACCGAATGCTTGCAGTGCGGCCACACCATCTTCGAGGGCGCCGACTGGAACCAGCCGCGCATGACCAACCGCTCAAGCGGCGACCTGCTCCAAGACCTGCCCATGGGATTCACCACCAACACCTACGAGTACACGAACCCGATCTCGCTGCCGACCGTGGCAGAGGAGACCTTCAGCATCACCGTCAAGGCAACGTCATGAGAGGAGCCACGATGCCACCGCAGGAACACTATCAGGTGGTCGGACTCGGCACATTCGCCACCTCCGCGGAGGCCGAGGCTGCCATAAAAGCCGCGCGCAAGGGTGCGCACGGTCCAAGCACACGTCCGCCCAAACCAGAGCCGCCGGCCGAGCCGGAGGCCTAGCCCGAAGAGGAGAGTGCACCATGATCGTCGGCGACACCGGTCCCAGCGGGGCGACTGGCCCGACCACGGCCGTCGGTCCCTACCTGCAAATGGCGCTCGAGCAGGCGCCGAACTACGAGGGCGGCACGAACCCCGTCTCGTCCAACGTCTTCTACCCGCCGGTCGAGGAAATCACCGACGACGAGAAGATGACGGTCCTCGAAGAGAAGAACGTCGTCCGTGGCTTCCTGGCGCCGATGCCCCACCTGGGAGCGGCGAAGTACGAACCCGACTTCAAGCTCACCAAGATCCACCCGCGGCCATCGCACCTGGGCTTCATGCTGGCCTGGATGCTGGGTTCGTGGACAAGCCAGGAAGGCGACGGCTCCACGGTGCTCGACCCGGACGGCAACGCCATCCCAGTCGGCGCCTACCAGCATATCTACACCTACAAGTTCGCCGTCGAGCCGCAGACCGCGCGGGCGCTCGCCTGCACGGGCAACCAGGAGCACCGCCTCGTCCAGGGCGCCGGCCTGTCCGACCTCGCCTTCGCCTTCGAGAACGGCGCGCTGGTCTGCGACGCCGCGGGGCTCGCGCTTGTCACCGAGCCGATCAGCATCGGGACCTCGCCGCTGACCACCGAAGTCACTCCGGTGCTCGACACGCATCTGCCGTTCAGGCAGGGCAACATGGTGATCTCGTGGCTCGGATCGTCTGCGCTGACCCGCGCGTTCACATTCAAGTTCAATAGCCCGATCGAGGCCATTTGGAGCCCAGTTCACAGCTCGCTGTTCCCCACCGACCTCTGGTACAAGAACGGAGAGCTGCCATTCGTCTCTGGCGAGATCGACAAGGCGACCGTGGCCGACGCAGACTGGGCCGCGCTCGCCGCGGGCACCCAGTTCGCCGCGCAGATCGAGGTCTTCCACGGCCAGAACATCGGCGTGACCAGCTACCCCTCGAAGATGTGGGTCAAGATGCCCGGCTGCGAACTGACGAAGAACACCAAGCAGGCGATCAAGGCGGAGCGCCGTCGTGAAGTGAAGTACGAGTGGGAGAGCCGCTACGACGTCACGACCGACCGACTCGTCACCGTCACGCTCGTCAACGACACGCCCGCATACGCGACCTACTCCGCGTGATGAACGTCCGGCTGCCGAGCGGTGCCGTCGCGCCGCTCGAGCCGGCGGACCTCACCCGTCTACTGGCTTGTGGCGGAACGAAGCTCGAACTGGCCCACGCCGTGTGGGCTCACCCCGACATGGACGAGGTCCAGGCCCTGGCGTGCGGCGGCAGCGACCTGTACTACGTCGCGCGCTGGGCTCTCGAGCAGTTCATCGAAACCGACGAGGCCGCCGAGCTGGCGGCCGTCTGCGAGCGTCTGCACGATCAACCCTCACGGCGTCTGGGCGTCCAGGACAAGGTTCTCGCGTTCCTGCTCGACCAAGGATGCCTCGTGCGCCTAGCGGCCGTTACAGAGGCCCACGGGCCCAAGGATAGGGGATTCAATGATAGCCCGGGAGGCATCAATGACACCTGACCCAGAAGAGACCACCTACACTTCGGCCGAAGACTGGCCCGTCGACAGCGACGGCGGCGAGGATATGACTCTGCCCAGCGGCGCACACGTCCGCGTCGCGGCGCCGCCCGTCATGTGGCTCGCAGCGACGGGCAAGATCCCGGCCAACCTCATGGCGATCGGCAAGAAGCATCAGGCCGACAAGAAGGACTGGACGCCAGACGAGCAGCAAACCGCTATCGAGTGGCTCGTGGCCGAGTCTTTCGTCGAGCCGCAGGTGTCGGTCACGAAGAAGCCTGGCTGCCTCTCGCTCGACCGTATCTCCGACCGCGACAAGGAAGCCGTAGCCATGCGGCTACGGCTCCAAGACTACGCTGGTGCGATGAAGTGATGTTACTGCCCGACGCATGCCTCGTACGTGGCGCGGTCGGCTTGGGCGGCGGCCCCGTTCGCCCCAACAGTGGCGCCGTCGTCAGACGCGGCTTGGCCGTCGCCGCTGAGTACAGCCGCGCATCCCTTGTCGAGCGCGACAACTTCCTTGCTGACGTCCACGCCGTAGGCGGCCGCGAGCCTCAGTTGTTCGGACGGCTGCGCGGTCTGGCCAACCCCACTGGCCTGCGAGAGGCACGTGTTGGCGACTGCGGCTTCACTAGTGCAGCCGTTGACATCGCCGCCCGTGGCGTCGCTGGTGGCGGCGTCGATGGCGGCCTGGGCGTTGTCGAGATCGGCGACCATGGTCGCAACGGTCGGGTCGACCGTCACAGAAGCGGCGGCGGCCGGCGTTGCAGCCGGAGCGGGGGCCGTCGTGGTGCTCTTCATGTTCTGTGAGACCATCACGGCGCCGAAGGCGACCACGAGGGCAATGCATGTAACGATGAGAATGCTCACGACGCTGATGCGCTTGTTCATGGCTCCTCCAGTTGGTTCCCTTGTACCTTGCCCTATTCATCGTCAGAACGCCACAGGACTTTAGGAGATTGCGTTGTCTGGGAAGTTAACAGAGGCGACCCGCCCAATCCATCGGGTGCTTGGCCTGTTTGCGGTGATTGCACGACGGGCACGCGATGACCAGGTTCTCGGGGCCGTTGGACCCGCCGAGCACGAGCGGCATCACGTGGTCGACGTGCTTCTTGCGGGTCGAGACCCCAGCGCCACACCAGTAGCAGCGCCCGCGTTGGCGCTCGTACTGGGCGGTGATGTCCGCAGCGGTGTGGGTGCCGGGCGCAGCAAGGAGGCGGGCTCGGCGGTTGTGTTGAATGACACACATGCGGTCGGGGTGCAGTTTGGCGTACTCGCGGTGGCGGGCGGCCGCCTCTGCGCGGTGGGCGGCGTAGTACTCACGCCCTTTCTCGCGCATCTGCTCGCGGTGAGCCGCGCGGAAACGCGCCGCAGCCGCCAGGAACGCCTCGGGACGATCTCTGCGATAGGCGGCCTGCTTGGCAAGTTCTTCCTCGTGGTGCTTTGCGTAGTGATCCCGGCCGCGCGATCGCTTTTCCTCGCGGTGTGCGGTGTCATATGCGAGTCCCTTGATGCGCAACTCCTCGCGGTGGTTCGCACGATAAAGCGCGTGCCGCTCTTTCTCTTTCTCGCGATGCGTAGCGCGGTAGAGGGCGTAACTCTGCCGTCGGCATTCTCGGCAATCAGTCACAAACCCGTCACGCTTCCGCTTATCTGGAGCGAAGTGTTTAGAGTCCGCCGGGAACTCGCGCCCGCACTCGCTGCAAATCTTCGCATCCATGAGCGCAGTATAGCGCCGTCGCCAAGTAGAAGCAAGGTGTGCTATGTCTGATCTTGTCACTGCCTTGCAGCTCGTCATCAGTGGGAACAGTGCATCTGCGATAGCTGCGCTCGAAGAAGTCGAAGCCGCGACCGACAAACTCGGCTCGGCCAGCGACAAGCTCGCAGCCCAACAGGCCGCCGCCGCAACGGCCGGCCACAAAGGTCTGCTGCTCATGGCGGGCGGCGTGGGTCTGGTCGCGGCGGCGCTAGGCGCTGCGGTCGACATCGCCGGCAAGCAGGCCGCAGCCGTCATTCAAGTCGAAAAGCTCACCGGCATGAACGCCAAGTATGCCAGCGAGTTCGTCGCCCAGACACAAGCTATGGGAGTGTCCAGCGACCAGCTGGGCTCCATCATCGGGCGCTCACTCAAGAACGTGCAGAACGTGATCGATGGCACCACCAAGGCCACCAGCGCACAAGGTCAGGCGTTTGCCGATCTCAACATGAAAATGGCCAACCTGAAGGGCGACAGCGCTGGTCAAGTTCTGGACCTCATACGGGGCAAGATTGCCCAGATGAACGCGGGCATCGAGCGCACGTTCGTCATACAGACGATCTTTGGCCGCGGTGCTACTGCTAACCAGGGCTTGCTGCGCTACCTGACCGCCAGCAACTCGCAGCTCGACGAGATCAACGCCAAGGCAAAGGAGTTCGGCCTAATCTTCACGCAGGCGCAGCTCGATCAAGCCGCTAAGTTTGGCGCCATGCTACGCGCCGTTGGAATGGAGTTCAAGGGTCTCGCGGTGCAGATCGGCACTGAGCTGATCCCGCCTCTGACGACGATGCTTAAGGCGCTCGCCGGGGGGCTCGAACTGTTCCAGCACATCGCCAACATGTTTGGTCCACTCAAGGGCCTGTTCATGATCTTCGTCGCGGCGGCCCCGGGCGTGCTGCTGTTCTTCGTCGGCCTGATGAAAGTGGTGCAGGCGTACAAGATCCTCAACGAGACGATGACGGGGACCAACGCGCTGCAAGCCATCTTCAAGGGCCGTGTCGTAGCGTCCACCACTGCCACCGAAGGCGAGACTGTCGCCACCGAGACACAGACCGGAGCGCTCAAGGCGCAGATGGTCACCCTGGGCCTCTACGTGATCGCCATCGCGGCCGCCATCGTCGCGATCTACGCCATCGTCAAGGCGTGGCAAGCCGCTGAGCAGGCAGCGCAGCAGTACAAGGATTCGGTCGCCGGCTTCAATCAGACGGTCGCTCAGAACCAGCCCGAGGAGGCCAAGTTCGGCCAGCTCAAGGGCGGCCAGACGATGGCGCAGATCAACGCCTCGGCAAACGCCGCCAAGTACACGTCGCCGGGTGCCGCCGGATATGCGGGCGAGTTCTACAAGCGCTCGATGGAGTTCGCCGCACAACCACTCTCCATCCTCCACTGGTACGCCCAGGGCGGTTCATTCACCGTCAGCAAGCCGACCGTCATCGGCGTCGGCGAGAAGGGCAAGGAGCTTGTCACTGTCACGCCAGGTGGCGCCGGCACTGACGTCGGAGCGGCCGCGGGCGTCGCTGGCGCCGCCGGCGGCAAACCTACAGTGCAGATCGTCGTACAGAACGTCTTCGGCACCATCAACCGCCAGATCGCGCAGCAGTGGGCCGAACCCCTCGCGCAGGCGCTTGGCGAAAAGCTGTACACCACGACTCACGGGGCAGGTCACTGATGGCCTTCACGAT